TAGCGTCCAGTCTTTGAATAAATCAGGCCTCTCCTTAGCCTTCAAATTCCAAAGCTTGGCAAACCAAGTAAAGTGTCTACTGGAGAAGCAATAATTGGTCAAGTGACTTTGAATCGCCTGCGCCAAATTCTTCTCATCAGTATAAAGAAGCGTGAGAACGTGCTTACTAAATCTAACAGGGATGGTTTGTACGACACCATCTTTCTTGGTAAACTTATTAGAAAAGAATTCCACACCCTCCATTGAGGCGTGCGTCTTTCTCTCCGTAACAACAATCCCCAAATTCTTCATCATGGAAAAATACTTCTCACGATCAAAGTTCTTAGGAAATCGCTGGAGCACATCATCACCCCCAGCCATGAAAACAAAGTCTCTCTGAATTTCTTCAGCGGAATAACCCATCATCATCAACGACATAACGTGACAGATGACCTGACCAAGTGAATTGCCTGAAATGGTATTAAACCAACCAGACTTCATTATCCCAACGAGATTAACCTTGAATTGAGTTCCATCACTGGTAACGTAAACATTATCAGTGAAGACCTCATAGATTGCTTTCTTGGCATCATCGACGAAGGACGCATACTGTTCCTCAGTCCATTCCTCAGGACGGTCAGATAAACCGACCATCACAAGGACAAGAACTTTTACAATCCATTCAAGGAAATTAAAATCCCATGCTTTCTTGTCGCTATCATCAACCATGCCACCGGACAAAGTGTCCCAAACATGCTTTGATGCACCAGGCACCAAAGGATTATAAGCGTACTTGACTGGACTTTCCTTCCACTTCTCCACAAACTTCTTATTCATGTTAACAAAAATTGCCGCATGTTTAAGAGTCTTATGGCAAGGGAAGGAAGCGATATTGCGAATCATACCGCTATCAACCTTCTTCTTTTTATGAAGCTCCATTTTATTAAAGAGCCGGATTAGAAAGGGTGCATCCCATTCTTTCAGAACGAGGTCTGCCAAACCTTCATGACCAAGCTCCTCAAGAACTTTGCCATTGGTAGACAAACCCTCATAAAGGTGGGGGACACCAGGGGATTTCTTATCCTTGAAAAGGGTTGTATCCATCAGGCCCATGAGATACTCACGGCTCTTGTAATTAGGATTAGGTTTCCACCGATTGGCAGAACACATAGAAATTACAATATTGGCACATTTTTCAATCGCAGACTGATGCGGCTGCTCAAGGACGCTGTTATGGCGCTCAACAAAAATGTCCAAGTGTTTCCTGATGGAATCAACTTCAGTCTTATAGGAATTTTCAAAGGGCTGATAATTGCCCTCCTGAACCCCAAGCTTTATCGCTTCCTTGTCAAGAGATGAAGTCTCAGCCATAGCTTCAGTAAGACTTGGGAAAGGTGGAAGGAAAACCTTACGGCCTGTTTTTGATTCCTCATACGGCTGAAGCGCCGCTTCGTCCTCATAATCAGGCCAATTTAACTTCATCTTCTCAAATTTCTTATTCCAGCCAGGCTGAAAATCCTCCTCGGGATCAACAACTTCATCATCGCTCAAGACAACCTTCTCAGCGCGAAGATAACGCGCATAAAGTTCATCACTAAGCTCTATGATAGTGTGATCCTCACATTCAAACCATACATCACCGCCTCCGTAGTCAACAAGCCGACCAGATTTGCCGTGATACTTAATAAGCACCCCGAACTCGTCGTACTCCGGCTGTGTCTCAGGAGCAAAATAACAACCAATAGCTCTTTGGACCATTTCGATCCTAATCATGCGATTGGAGTTCCTTGCCCCAGACAAGTGCATTCCCACAACACTCGGGCCACAGAAGATCGGCATACCAGAATCACCAGCAAGAGTAGTGGCATCATGGTCCAAAAACCTGATGTCATCAATCCTGCTGGTTTTTCCAGTAGAAGCCATGAGCTTGCCTTGGTGAAGGCTTGCCGTACACACCAGCTGCCCGGGGCGACTAGGTCTCTTATAATCCAATTTTTCTAGACCAATCTGAGACCAAGTCGCATCGGGAATTTTGAGGATAAAAAGATCAACAGTATCATCCTTATTGACATTAAATTCCATGTCAAATTGGGAACCCTGCATTTTAATGATCTTTCTATCATTATCCGTTATGATAGTCTCACCCGAATAAGCATCATACTTAAAAGGAATGAGAGCCACCTTAAGATGCCCAGTAGCCAAACGATTGGCAACGTGAGCAGCAGTAACGAGATAATCTCCATATCGAAAAGCCATACCAACTGGAGTATACGCTCCATTATTGACAAGACTCAAAACAGCGACACCAGGCCGCTTCCGACTGGGAATCTTAGTTGAATTTGGCATAGCGCTTTCATCTACATGAACGCAATCCTCAGCCAAATCAAAAGGTATCTCAAAATCACCATTAGAACCACGGATTTGGACAAACCGTTGATTAGCAGTAGTCCGTAGTCCTATTACACTCATGGTACCTCTATCACCTTCATGGAGGGTTTGGACCACGACAGGAACACGTCCTCGAAAAACGAGCCAAATGTTCAAAACTGCCAAAGGAGCAAAACCTCCCAAAAACAAAACGAGGAATGGATCACAAGAGTCAATGTAAACAAAGGCAGATGTGAGCAAAACCCA